CCCGCTCCACAACCTCAAAAGGAGGTTACGTCATGGACCAGCAACTCGAAAGGCAGCTTCTCCTTGATCTGTATATGGAGTACACGACCCTTGCAGCCGAAAGGGGGCTCAGTTCTACTGAGCTCTCCGACGACCAAAAGAAGTCGTTACCCTTATCTGATCTGAGGCGAATTGTCAACGAATTGAAGGCCCTTGTCCGTACACCTAGATAGGTAGGTGTGTAAGGGGTGTGTAATACACCCCTTGTCACCTTACTATCGAACCCTTTGAATAGTTGTAGGCGGGTGATCTACGGAAGTGTTATACTTCCGGTTTCGTCAAGTTGTACTTTCATAAACTCGACTTGGAGGTAAGATCGTATGGCTGCCTTAGTTCAACAGCCATATTTCCGACTTCGCACTCGTGGCAAATTTGACACTTCCGCTGTAACTGAACAACAGAGTCTTAATTCTGGTTGCGCACAAACTGCGTGGACCACAATCGGGACTCAACAGTTACCTGGAATTGGCACAGTTGAAACGATGGGCGATTGGGTCGTACCGGGGTATCATCATCTTATACAGCAGGGTAGTGTTTTCTTTAACCCTATGTACAGGACGAAGCATACTGCGTCACGATCCGTCGGTAATGGCACGCACCGTCAGTCCACTTCTAGCATCAACTGTAGTGGAGATATCCGCTTTCTTCAGTCCCGAGACATTGGGAATGAAGTAGAGGTTCTCTACCAGGTTGCTGCCGGACTTGGCTTTTCGGCTGCGCGTACATTCATTCCACCACAATTGCTTCAGTGGAATGAGATCTCACCTCTCATTACTCAACTCTCGACTAAGGTTCAAAGTGACCGCGGGCGTTCTGCCCAAGATCTCTGGGAAGACTTAGCGGAGGTTGATAAGTCACTGTCCATCTTGCATGACCTTTACCGGTCTATCGCCAGTGTTATATCCTCATTCCGTGCACGCAACATCGCGGCCTCAGCGGCCGAGTTGTGGCTAATGTATCGGTATGGGATAAAACCTTTGGTTCAAGATGCGGCAGGCGTCTATGAGGGTCTGAAGAAGAAGGTTGGGCGCAGGAGAATAACTTCCCGTGCTCGTGATTCTGTCTCGCGACAGAATACTAGGACCGTCGTTTATACAGCGGGTGATCAGATCGTAAACATTTCCGAATTTACTTCGGATACTGTCGAGATCCGTGTCATGTCGCTGGACGAGTACAACGCCAGCCTACTGTTCAACGTAGGGTTCTCCCCTAAGAGCATATTAACGCTCCCATGGGAGTTGGTGAAGTACTCATTTGTTGTCGATTGGTTCGCCAATGCTGGCGACTTTATCGGCGCAATGGTCCCCGCCTTCGGCTTCTCGCAACTTGGCTCTTGTACTGTTATTAAGCGCTCGAGTCAGTTACAGTTTGCTGCTATCGGAAACGTTCCGACAAGCGGTTGGACTGTAGTTGCTCCTTGTCAAGGATCATTTAACACGATCATTGAGAGCACCCAACGCAGTACAGGTTTGGCGTCACCTGGTCTCGGCTTGAAAAACGATTTTCGTCTTTCTAACCTGACTAGGCTTCTTGACGCCTCATCGCTGGTTATCCAGCGACTTACCCATTAGAATTTCTCTGATGGGCAACCGTGAGGCCTGTCCTCATATACTAGGGGATTAACCCTTATGTCGTTGACGTTCAACACCAAGACCTATACTCCCGATTCCTATCAGCAAGATGCTGTGGGGTACATCGGGGCGGCCAAGACGACTTCCGTGAAGGATGATTTTGTCCTTCGTCGGACGAAGCCGAAGCCCACCTCGACGTTCTCGGGTGTCGGTCGCACATCGGCGAAGCTCACCAGGACTTTGACTCTGACCGGCGCTCTCACCCCTTCTGGGGATGCGATCGTCGAAATCAGTGTCAGCGTTCCGGTCGGCTACACCGCTGCTGATGTTGACGCTCTGCTGAATGACGCTGGCGCCTACCTTTCGGGCGCTGACGCCAAGACGGCAGTCAAGAGCCAGAAGATCGCATATTAACCCTGTCACAAAGGACATCCCGATGCAATTAGTTGAACAGCATGATGTTGTCCAACTATGTTGTCATTCAGATGTCATGAGTGACGCCATACTATCAATGCGCGAGACCGGTTGGCTGCTGATTAGTAGTATTCAAACAGCTCCAAACGGTTTTACTCAAAGATGTATGGTTTCTCGCATCTCTCTGGGCGATTATGAAAGTTTGTATGGACGGCTTACTATCGTTAGAGGTAAGCCTGTCTATACTACTTATCGTAACGTTCCGAAAGGAGCAAGACGTGGGTGAAACCGCGATTATCAAGGCTATTGTTGTCGTCCTAGGCTTGCTATCATTCATTTTGAATGATAGTAGTAGCCTAGTCAACACCCTCTTCTCAAAAGGGGTGTCTTCGATACAAGGAGCTCGTAATGAACCCCTCGTACCGAGCAGAGATAAAACGTCTCAGCAAGGTAGCCAGCAAGAACAGCTGGACCGTTTACCGTAAGGTACTCGGACGGTTGTGCCAGGAGTATGAACACTTCAAGTTTACTGCATCAATTTCCGGTTTTGTACGGAATAATGATGTCGGTCGACTTGTCGAGTTCGCTGATTCTCTCGTAGAACAGAAGTATTCTACGGCCACAGAGCATTTTGTGGCGAATCAGTTTGCGTCTCTTATCCGGAAGTACCCCTTCCCAAGTTCAATGAATCCTTTTGAACCTGAGAAAGTGGCTATAGAAAAGTTCTATGAGGCTGAGCAGAATTGCTCAGTTATTAATAGAACCTTCGACCCTATGTTCCCAGAGCGTCGGGAACCTAAGTTCGAACAGTATCTTCATTCTATGCGTGCCTGGATCAGGTACGTTATAGGTGAAGCTCCTGACTATAGTAAAGTCTGGAAGGAGTGCGCAATTACACCTGGGGCCAGCATCGGAACTCACGGTAATGCGACTAATCTTGCCCGTAAGATTGGGAATGATTGGTCTGTGAGTCCGGGAGCCTTTGCCTACGGGTTCGCCGCGGTTAGGAGCAATTACCAGCTCTTCGAGCTTTTAGCTCGTCGTCCTGGAGATCGCTTCTTTTCCGTGGATCCTGAAGCGCTTGAAAAGGCGTTTAAGGACCGAACCTGTATAGTCAATCACAACAAAATAGCCTTCGTACCAAAGACGGTAAAGACCTTTCGGTCTATTGCTGTCGAGCCGTTCCTTAATTCTTTTGTTCAGAGAGGTGTCGACGTCTACATGAGAAGAAGACTATCTCGTGTCGGCATTGATCTCTCTGACCAGAGAATTAACTCTGAAATGGCCCGTCTTGGGTCACTTCAGGATACGGACGATAGTTTCGTTACTATTGACCTTAGCAGTGCTAGTGATAGCATTGCCAGGGAGGTAGTACGGGATCTTCTTCCGCCCGATTGGTTCGATTTTTTGAACTCAATCAGGAGCAAGAACTTTTCTATTAACAAGCACATTACTCGTTATGAAAAGTTTTGCTCTATGGGGAACGGC